TACCCTGAGCATCATGGTTTCAATACTCTCAGGCCTGATCTTCGTGCCATCAAAATACCCATCAGCGTCAAAGATCATATCCAAAATCTCAGACGAACTCCTGTAGTTACGCCAGGCCCTTGAAACATTAAGCAATCTGGTTGCAACGGCTTCGACAGACTTGTTAACGTCAACAATCTCTTCCTGTAGCCTCTTTGTGGTCTTCTTGGTTATCTTCTCTCCAAGCCTTATGCTTACTGTATACGGCTCATCCAGTTTCTCCGTAATTGACAGTACCCTCGTTGCGAGAAATGAAGATCCGTTGGTAAAATTGACATTCCTACCAACTGTCAAGGAAATTCCTGACGATGCGAACTGCACCGGGTAGGAATTCACCTGATAAGTACTCACATCGGAAGTAAGTCTTTCAATCTCTTCGTCAAGGGCTTCTTCAAGCTCTTCCTCCGCAGATGCCGTGTACTCTGACGGCATACTGATATTAAACAGAACTATCTGGTCATCAACTGTCGGAGCTAGCAATTCGTTAGGCAAAATGTACCCCGTACTCTCATCAATGATGATCTCAAACTCGTCTTCTTCCGGCCTGTATGACAATTCATACTCCCACCCCGCCAGGTTGCCTGTTTCAAAGTGGACTGAAAGTGTCTTCCCCTCAATGATCGATTCCAAGTCAAACGTGTATCCTGCTATCTGAAAGAAGTACACCCTGTAGGTTTCGTAAATGGGGTCTCCGCCTGGTTCTGTTCCAATCTGTATCCTGTTTCCGTCAGCGTCATACCTGTATCGTGTCTCATACCTTACTGACGAAATGGTCAATGCTGATTTCGGGTAAATGTGGTCAAAGATCAGTACCTTCGAATTGATCTCCACCGGAGTCATTCCCTCCCTGATATCTTTGTATCCATTCGGGCAAGTTGCTACCGGCAGGGTCAGGCGCCTTTGTACCACATGACTTGCCGATGATCCTGATGTATAATCCTGTGGAATGTTTCTCGTCGATCCAAAGGCATAGAACCTTGTGTAGTACCCTTCATCATTTCTCGTCACTGTAGGCACTCCCACGTTCGTTCCAACTGTCAATGCTACGGCAGTCGAATGAGCACAACGGCTCAAATGAATAACTGTGCTGCTAACCCACCATTCTGTATCCCATGCCTCGGCAATCATGTTCAGACCTTCAACGATATCTACCGCTTGGAACTGGATCGACTTCGAGCCAATTAAAGAAAGATCATAGTCAAAGCTGTATGCCTCCCCTGCCTCATCTGCTATGCTTGCAACGATTCTGTTCAGGAAGTCCGCTATAGTCCCTGTCAGCGACCAGTCCGATTCTCTCCTGACAACAACCCCACTATCAGTTTGAAGAAAGAAGAATGGCTTGTACGTCCATCCCATGACCTTCGAGTGAAACTTCGGCTCATACTTGTACTCTACCTCATTACTCCTTGCCGGGGTGTAAGGTTCAAATAATCGGTATGTCTCACCCTTATAAACCACATACGCCCCTTGCGGAAGCGTGTCACCCGTCGCCAGTGCAAATGAGAGCTTCACATAATCCGCGTTCATCAACTCGGCTACATGCTCGCACCCTTCGGTCTCAGGGACCGAAAGCAAGGTATTGTCCGCTATGTCATAAATGTTAAGCATCCGGCGTTCTGTTTACTGGATTTGGTTCATTAAAGACTACCGCCACCTTCCCTGCGTAAGTCATACTCGAAAGTGCAGTCGACCGAAGGTATAAGAGGTTATAGGTCATCTTATTCCTGACCGATCTGATGGTTAATGCACCTGCGTACAGCTGTGACATAAATTGATTGTACCTTGTCACGAAAGAGGTGCCATTCCCGGCAAAACAGAAGACCAGCGTCACATCCCTCTCATCCCTTTTAGGAGCCGTCGCAATCACTGACTTACCGTCCTGGGCCCTTGACTTGTTCTCAATGTATTCCTTCAACGGGACAGCCATAAGCAGCTTGTCCTCGCTTCCATCTTCAAGGAATACGCCCCACGTGGTCCACGCATCATATCCGTTGATATACAACATCCCCGTCATAATCCTCTCGTGTTTTCTTCGATTTTTGCAAGCCGGTCATCAACAGAATGCAACTTACTGGTGTTTCTCTCGATCTTCGCCAGGTAATCAATGCCCGAAAGAGAGATATCACGGATCTCCATGAGCTTGTCAACCGCCAATTGATTTGTCAGCTTCATGCTTGCTATATCTGCCTGAATAACCCTGCTACTGGCCGACACCTCTGCTCCATACATCTGCAGGGCTGTAAACCGGCCATTCAGCTCACTCGCTGTATCCTGTGACATTGTTTCGAAACCTCTCCTACTTGCCTCCTGCTCCTTCACATCGGCGAATATGTCGCTATAGGTCATAAGCGCCTCGTCAATCTGATCCGCGATTTGCTTGGCCTCGTCCTGAAACTGGTTCAACTGGTCATTGAATGTTCCTTCTTCGACTGAAGCCTGAATCCTGTCCGTCAAGTCTCTCAGCTTACTGTCGAAAAGATTTACCATCAGCGAATTCATGACAGCATCTCTGAACACCTTTCTCATGTACTCAGCGGTTTCACCGGCTTCCACCCTGCCATCCTCCATGAATGCCATGAACGAATCACGCATGCTGTCAAAGGTCAGGCCTGATAAGGCTTCCTGAAAACGTTCAGCGTTCTCTGAAAGCATCTCATCAATATCAACACCCTCCTCTCTTAGAGCCCTTAACCCTTCAAACAGTTTCTGGGCCTTCTCATCCAGCCTTCCTTCCATGTATAGCGCTTCGATCTGCTCATAGGTCTTGCCGGCCAGCGATCCGTAATTTGTCTCTATTCGTGGCTTCTTGAATAAACCTCCGCTAATGTTTGTCTGTCCTGCAACATAGGTCAACTGCTGTAACTGTCTCAGCATTTTGTCATAATCAGACTGGCTTGCAGCCCTCTGCTTTTCAAGCTCCTTTGAGATTCTCTGGTAATACCCCAGGGTCGTTTCACCAATCTGTTGCTCTATTCTTAACCTCTCACGAATAAGCATTTGGTATTTCAACTCCCCGGCTCTCGCTTCGTCCCAAAATTCACGCATTTCTTCCTTGATCTTCTCATTCTCCTCTCTTATCCTCTTGAAAATGCCAACAATCTTTGTCAGCCCCTTGACCGCGCTTGCAATACCACCAAGTATGTCCCCGGATGCGAACTTCGCTGCAGATTTTGCAAGATCACCAAACCCTCCAATCAAATCAGAGATATTCTGTGACGCATACTCGGCATTCTCACCGAGCATTGAACCAATCCCCTCTCCAATGGTCTGAAGATCTCCAGTGATCTTTTCTACTGCCCTCTCGATGTCTTTTGTGGCTCCAACCAGCTTGTCCTTGTCGTCACCATCAATAGTATCCATCATGTCCTTCCAGGCATCTTTCAATGCCTTGAACGGGTTTCGTGTATTGAGTTCTGCCCTCAGCCTCTCTATTGCTGCCTGGTAAGCCTTTATATCCTCAGGATTCCATGCTGTTGTATTGACCTTTTCAGCTTCCTCAAGGATCTTTCTCAGAGTTGCTGTTCCAACCCTTTCGAGATCAGTAAACATCTTCTCATACAGATCTCCCTCCTTGAATTCTCCGAAGTCCAGATCAGCAAGCGACTCATTCATCTGTCTCTTGACCTCTTCAATAGCCTTGTCAACTGCCGCTGCGTTTTCTTCAGTCCTCGACTCCTGAAGCGACCTTAGATCATCGTTATACTTGCGTTCAAGCTCTGTGCGTTGTGCTGTATAGTCAGCATATTTTGTCAGCAGTACCTGGACTAAATCGTCCTCTGCCTTCAGTTTTGCATCATTGGCCCTTCTGTCCCTTTCTGCAATCTGTTCCTGTTGATTCTGAGACAGGTCTGTTACTTTTGTGGTCGAAGGCGTAAACCTCATTCCCTTCTCCTTCCAGTCAGGGTACTTTGACTCCCATTCCTTCCTCTCGATATCCTGCTGCGACTTCACCAGTTGTTCAGCAAGACGGCGGTTCTCCGTCATGGTCTTCTGGTAGTTCAGCTCTATCTGGGCTCTTTCCTTGTCATACCCGTCCTTCATGGCGTCAACCTTGGCTTGCCATATCTCGTACTGAGCATCAATTTCAGCCTCCCTCAGACGGTTCTTGGCCTCCTGAATATCTGCCAACCGGTCTGCAACCTCCTGCTTTGAAATTTTGTCTCCCGTTCCACCCTTCTGCACGGCATACTTGTCAATCTCCGCCTGTGCCTCGATTATCTGCTTCTGGTACTCCTTCCATTCGTCTGTACCCTGTTTCAGTGATTCGAGAGCGTCCAGAGCCGCCTGAGCGTCCTCCTTCTGCTTCTCCCAGTATGCCTTATTTCTTAATTCCTCAGCAGCTCCTTCGCCCGGGCCTGCTCCATCCGTCTTCCCTGATTCGAAAACGCCAAACATTGTCCTGGCCTTATTTTCGGCTTCTTCCGTGGCCTTGATAGCCTCTTGGATATTGTCGATGAATCGCTTTATTGACGGAATGTCATTTGACTCATTCTCGTAATTATGAATGATATCCTGTATCTGAAGGGACGTCTTATTGCCTTCAAGGATCGCACTCTTTACCATTGAGTAGTATTTCCCCCCAAGGTTGTCGCCAAACTTATCTGTCAGCTTCTCATAGATCTTGTTCAGGTTGTCTGACATAACCTCCTCCATGGCTGTTGTCTGCTCATCCATGAACTTGGTGAACTGCCTTGCATTGAATGAATCCTGAATACTTTGGGTAAGGGATTGATATTTAGTGTCCAGAAGTCCGACCTGTTCTATCTCGTCAGAGAGAGTTTTATCGTATTTGCCGTAATTCTTGACTATCTGGTCCTTGATCGTCTCATACTCTTCAGTGCCCTTCTTTGCGGCCTCGAGTTCAGACTTTAACCGGGCAAGCTCTCTCTGCTCTGAAAGGGCTCCCTTTTCGGACTCTTTCATTGCATCCTTCATGCGATCCGTGGCCTTCTCCAGTTCATTCTTCGAAGTAGCCACCTTGTATATCGCATAGGCAATTCCGGCAATAGCTGAGGCAACCAGCATGTAGGGATTTGCAAGCATGGCTGCCTTGGCCGCTTTGAGCGATTTAACAAGCGACTGCTGTGCAAGGGCAAACAGCTTTGTTCTCGCTGCTGCTGCAGCTTCAGCATTACTGAGGGTAATTGAGGCTGCGGCCGCCAGTCTCTTTTCCAGTACTGCCTGACGCAACACCTGGCGGTGCAATCTCTGAACGGCCATTAAAACAAGCAGGGTCGCCCGGTAAGTGCCATAAATTGCGATCAGCTCACCTATGGTCCTTCCGACTTCCTCATAATTTTCGGCGAGATCTATTCCACCCTGTAAAACCTTCTGTATAGCCGGCTCCAGCTTCTTGCCAAGGTCGTTTGCGGCCATGTCAATAGCATCTCCCAGGTTCGACTTCAGCCCCACGATGCTTTGAGCCTGCTTCTCCATGAGGTTATTGAACTTGCCTCCCTCGGCAGTCATGTTCTGGAAAGCCTTCTGCACATCTGCAAAACTCACCTTGCCGGCTGTAACCATATCCTGCAACTGCTTGACGGTAACATTGAGGACCTTCGAAAGCTCTTCGTAAATCGGAATACCCCTGCCGGCAAACTGGCGGATATCAACGGTCATTACCCTTCCACTGGCCCGAAGGGTACCGTACAGGTAAGTAAGGTCATTCAGAGGCGCTCCAACGCCCGAAGCAATATCCCCGAGCATGAGCAACTCATCATTGACCTTCTCCAATTCAAACCCGTATGCCAGTAATTGCTTTGCTCCTGTGGCCACCCCTGTA